AGTCCTGGAAAATTTTTTCTATCGTTATCTGTTATAGATGTATTCCATATTTTAGCAATCTCATCTTCATTATCTAATAACAACGCATCATAAAATTTCTTATCAGATAATCTACCTGGTCTATTAAATGTACCTATTACCATGACATCAAACTGTTCCTGATTAAATGTAATACCATAATTTTTTAATCTTTGATTTACAATTCTTTGTGTTTCTTGTAAATCTTTTTGCAATAACTCATTTGCTTTTTCTTCGGTTATAGTGTCACCTAATTCAAATTGCTCTCCACCTGATAAATTACTGTGACCATATCCTATTGATATAGAAACACCATCTTGATATGCTTCTAATTTTAATTCTTCAAGTTCTTTTACAATTTCTATTGCAGGTATTGATGCTTCTAATTCCATATTATCCTCCTTCTGCTGATGCTAAACCTCTAAGGTTTCTTTGCATTCTAGCAAATGTTTCATCTTCTTCACCAGACTTAACTGCTAATGCTTCTCTAGGTGCAAATATCTCATCTAGTACATCTTCTCCTGCTTCACTTAAAACTTCTGCATCTGGTTCTTCTGCCTCTACTCCAGGAACAAACATTGTTTCTCCTGTAAGTGGGTTGTAATCTAATCTCTCAGGTTGTGCAGGTTGTAAATCACCAAGTGATGATGCGTAGTCCTCTGCACTAACACCTAGCTTCTTCATAAGTATTCCTTTTTCGTATGCAGATAGTGAACTACCTTTTCTAGTTTCTGCACCTGCTACCATATCATCAAAGAAATCTGTTAAGTCTTCTTCTGTAAATTCGTAAGTTCCTGTCTTATATGCTTTTTGTGATTGTGAATAATCGTTTAATGATTTAGCTGCACTTATCCAAGATAGCTTTCCTAAGTTATTCATAGAGAAATCCATAGCTAGTCTTAAACCTTTTATTGTTTCTGCATCAGCATAAGTACCATAAGTTTTATCTAAATTTAGTAGTCCTGCATTTGCTAGTAAATTTTTAGTTTGTACTCGCATAAGAGGAGGTAAAGCGTTGAACTGTCTTAATACATCTCTCTGATAATAAACATACTTAAATGCTTCACCACTACCAAATATTTCTCTTCTTTCACTTTGGTATAAGTCATTTGTTAAAAACTCTTCTGCAGGTACAACCTTAACTTTAGGCAAACCACTACTAGCATCTATTATTACTTGACCATTTTCATCATATTGAGGTACTTGATATTCTTTTTGAAACTTACTACCTAATGGTTTATTAGGGTCTGATACTTCTAAATTTAATATATCTGCTACTTCTTGTGCAAACTGTGTTGCATTACTTGTACCTTCAGAAAACATACTTTCTGTAGGTTCTGCTATATCTGATGGTGATTGTAATTTAGTATCTTCTTCTACTTCATCTGGCATAAGATATG